CGACACGAGCTCAATTAAAGCGGCAGACATTTATTAGTAAATGATATTAAAATTTTGGCTCATTATAAACATATGGTGGTTTTCCGGGCTTTGACATGGGAGGCTCGAGATGTTGATGACGAACACATGATCAGTATTTTGGGAAAAACGGAGGATGGTAAATCTGTATGTGTGACGACTGTTTTTGAACCCTATTTTTTTGTAAAGTTACCCAGGGGTTCGACGGATCGTGACGTTCGTCTCCTTTACGATGACCTGAACAAACTTCGTCCAGATCATGTGACTGGGTACAGTGTGACCCAGAAGAAAGATGTATGGGGTTTCCAAAATAATGAGATGTTCGCGTACATGCGCCTCAACTTCAAGACCCTCGCGGATCGTCGGAAAGTTAATTCGGTGTTTGCGTACAATCGTGATTTCCGAAAGTATCACGTTTACGAAGCGAACCTCGATCCCGTCCTGAGGCTTATGCATCGAACGGGAATTCAATCTACTGGGTGGTTGGACTCTGGTTCAGATTGTGTACGATCCCATCTCGCGAAAGTCGATATCGATCTCTGGTGTAACGACTGGTCAACCCTGAAGCCGGTGAATCGTGATGACATCGCACCATTCGTGGTGGCATCGATTGATATCGAGTGTAATAGTTCGACTGGTAAATTTCCAAACGCGGACGTGACGGATGATGCGTGTTTCCAGATTGCCGTTTCACTCTGTACATTCGGGAGTGATGAACCGTACGAGAAGACATGTCTGTGTTACAAAAAGACTGAGGGACCGGATGTAGTGAGTTTTGGAACAGAACGTGAGATGCTCGAGGCGTTTCAAAAATATCTTCATGAGAAGGATGTTGATATCATCACAGGGTGGAACATTTTCGGATTTGATCTTGAGTACATCTATAAACGAGCCTTGTTGACAAACTGCGATGAGGAATTTTTCAACTTGGGTAAGTTACGTGAACCAGCGAGTGAACTCTTACTGAAAAAGTTAAGTTCGAGTGCTCTGGGTGATAACTTTCTCAAACTCCTTCCGATGTCTGGGCGTTTCATCTTCGATATGTTTCATGAAGTGAAGAAGGGATACAAGTTGGATTCCTATAAACTCAACGAAGTCTCAAAGTTGTATCTGGGTGATCAAAAGATTGACATGTCTCCAAAGGAGATGTTCGCGCGGTACAAGGAAGAAGATCCTGTAAAGTTGGGGGAAGTCGCGGAGTATTGTATTAAGGATACCTTACTCCCTCACAGACTCTTGAAAAAATTGTGTACACTTCTCAACCTCTTGGAGATGGCGAAGGCGACATGGGTTCCCCTTTGTTTCCTCGTCGAACGTGGTCAGCAGATTAAGGTGTTTAGTCAACTCACCAAAAAGGCTCGCGAACTTGGATACATGGTACCCACGATCAAATACGGATCTCTTCCTGAAGAGCCATATGAAGGTGCGACAGTACTCGAAGCACAGAAGGGGGCGTACTACACTCCAATCACAGCGCTTGATTTTGAAGCTCTGTACCCTTCAATCATGATGGCACACAACCTTTGCTATTCAACATTGGTGATGGATGAGTATCGTTATGGGAATATTGAAGGCATCACGTATGAGACGTTCAAGATTGGTGACAAAGTGTACAAGTTCGCACAAGGTGTACCGAGTCTCTTACCCGCCATTCTTTTGGAGCTTAAGCAGTTTCGCAAAAAGGCGAAGAAGGATATGGCAGCCGCGACGGGGTCTATGAAAGAAGTATACAACGGCAAGCAGTTGGCATACAAGGTTTCGATGAACTCTGTCTACGGTTTCACGGGTGCGGGTAAGGGTATTCTTCCGTGTGTACCGATCGCATCTACGACGACATGCCGGGGTCGTGGTATGATTGAAGAGACGAAGAATTACGTAGAGGCAAACTTTCCAGGTGCGAAGGTTCGATACGGAGATACGGATTCTGTCATGGTCGAGTTTGATGTGGGTGACCGCAAGGGTGAAGAAGCTGTCAAGTATAGCTGGGAGATTGGTGAACGTGCGGCTGAAGAATGTAGTGCTCTGTTTAAGAAGCCAAACAATCTGGAACTCGAGAAGGTGTACTGGCCCTATTTCCTGTACTCCAAAAAGCGATACGCTGCCAAATTATGGACCAAGGGAAAAGATGATCAGATGCACATGGACTACGTAGATATCAAGGGTCTTCAGGTTGTTCGTCGAGACAACACACCCCATGTGAGAGAGGTGTGTAAGGAACTTCTTGACGTCGTGTTAACTTCAAGTGATCCTGGTCCACCCAAAGAACTCGCGAAAGAACGCGCGATTGAGCTCCTCTCTGGTGATGTACCAAATGATAAACTGGTACTGAGTCAGTCTCTTTCGGACACGTATAAGGTCAAGGGTGAATCCGTTTCTGTGACGAGTCCTGAAAGTGTGAACATTAATCAGTCACACGTACAAGTCGTCGTCAAAATGCGTGAACGTAAACCCGGTTCGGAACCACAATCGGGTGACCGCGTACCGTATCTTTTGACCAAGACGGACGACCCAAAGGCGAAAGCGTTTGAAAAGTCGGAAGATCCAAAGTATGTCGAAGAGAATGAAATACCTGTAGACTATCTGTACTACTTTGAAAATAAATTTTTGAATCCGGTATGTGATCTTCTCGATCCACTCTACGAGAATGTGAAACAGGAGATTTTTGGAGAGATTCTCGAACAACATAAACCGAAAAAGAAGAGTGTTGGTCCAGCACTCAGTACGATGAAAAAGGATCAACTCATGGAAGAGTGTAAGAAAATGGGTCTCGACGATTCAGGAAAAGTTGCGGATCTGCGAGAAAGGATTAAAGGAGCTCGAACGGGGACGATCGAAGACTTATTTAAAAAATACGAACAAAATAGTAGTAAGACATGAGCCGATATGAAAAGATAGACGATCTCATCGACGAAGAAGTCAATCAACGTCTCGTCGCGATGATGAATGAATACGTCGATATCATCTCAAAAAAACACGCAATTTCTAAAGACCTACTTCTTAAGGATATACCCGAGACGTTTTCTGGCATGATCTGCAAGGGGACAAAAACAGACGGAAGGCGGTGTACATTCAAGGGTATTCATAGTGGATATTGTAGACACCACGCGACACAAGTCGGTCGATTGAAGCGGACATCACTCACCAGGAGTCATAGTCATAACCACGGACCCGAATTGATGTATGTCAATAATTGTCCCGGGTGTGCGTTTTCAAACGAGCTTATAGATTTGGGTACCATGATTGGTAATGAGTAAAACTGATATCCTACTAACATCCATAAATACATTTTATAGCGAAGAGGAAAACAGGTCTAAATTGTTAAACATCCTAGATAAATCGAGTGGTATATCTTTGCGAAACCTTGAATGGTTCATCACCAATTACGCGAAGAAGAATCATATTTCGTTTACGACGCGTGACGGTAAATTGTTCACGGTACACTGCGCATACAAATCAAGCCTGGATGGATACAGTAAAAAATTATTTGATCCATTTTGTCGTTCGGAAAAGTTTCCGTATGTCGTTCCGGGTACATCTCATGAAATTCATACAACGCTCGCACAGTTGAATTTCATCAAATGGTGTATTAAGAATAATATCATCGAATACATTAGTAATAACAAGACTAAATTGTTCACTAAGCAAGTGACATAAATCCGCGTTCGAATGTGAATGTCTGGTAACCCGTGTAATACATATTCAAAGAGTACGTCTTCGTATTTACGTCAACTAGAGCACCCCCGAGTTTCACTTCTATGTTTGTTTTGTCCGACTGTATCTGACTAAAATCCAAGTTTCCCGATGGTTCCACATTTATTGGATTCATCGAGAAACTGTACGTGTAAATATTCCTGATTGGCCTGGCCAATCTGTTCCTGAATGGCACGAGATACTTGAAATATGTATGATTTGTGTTGGTGACGTTTGGAAGTCGGTTACCGTTAATATAAAAACTCGCAGAGTCCATGATTGGATAAAAGAATGTTTGTTGGTCATCGAAATTCACGTTCGAGGAAAAATTGAAACGATTTTGAAACAGCATCCTTTCATTTAAACTCGATGTACCGATCGCGTCATTGGCATTTTCATATTCGGTGTTTCGTAAAAACCAGTGAATACACTTGACTGGAATGTTCGGTACGAGGTTGTTTACGATTGTCGACGCACCAACTTCGTTTACTGCTGATGAATGTCTCTTCACAAGGTCTGTCACGAGTATCTGCCTTTCATTCGCGAGAAAGTTTCTCTCTTCGGGACTGACTGTAATCTCTTCGGTGATGAGATCAAATACGGGTAGTGATAGGGTTCCGTTGAAATTGGTGAAGAATGTTTGTGGGTGAAACTCTAGTTCAAACTCAATCTTCTGGCGATGGATCGCACATACGGGGAAGTATGGGCGATTGGGTTTGTTGGATGAATATTCATCACTCGCATATTTTCTCGAAAAGAAAAAGTGAAGGGGAATGACAAGATCGGCACTCGATCGCGCGTATTCTTCGTTCCGACTCGATTCATCATAGCCTATGTTTCGATTTACAAGAAACCTATTCGCAACCTTTTCGGAAATTTCTAAATACAAATCATCGTAAATAATTCCCCAGTCATCATAAATCTTTTCAACCTCGATATCATCCACGAACATCGTCACACTCTTCAAAATATGCCGTCCCAGCTGATCTGCGTAATTTCCATTCGCTATACCAGGCATGGTAATACTCAGCCACATGTTACTGAGAAGATCACCCATATTCATGGGATTGAATGGTACTTTAATGGTTTGTGCGAACGGCCACCCGGCGATGTTTCCATTATTGATAACCTTCCGAGACCGATGGTATTTTCGAAACTCAGAATGTCTTTGTGACTCGTAATTAAAGAACGATTCGTCTGGGTCTTTGGAAAGGAGGTGCGTATCCTGCTTTCCAATAGCCTTAAGGGAAATTTTAGCAGCCTCACCCATATCTATCTACTGCTCACATATTTTTAATATCCGTTTTCCACATCGTGATGTGACTCGTCTTAATCATTTTCTCGAGTTCCACATTCGCCTGTCTCGCCTCATCCATGAGTGCTTTGACGCGCTCTTCCGTGTACTCAACAGTCCTCGTGTTGAGGAGATAATCCCACGAACCATCAATCTTTGGGAATGTCGCAGACATCTCCTTCTCGAGATCCTGCTTCTTCCTTTTGAACACCACCAACTTTTCTTCGATGACCATCGTCACAAACCTTGACTTGAGACTACACATCTCAGCCCTCTTTTCGAGAACATCGATGAGGTGCGCCTTACGCTTCTTGTAGTGTTCAAGGCGCAACTCCACAAAGTCTTTCAGGATTTCTTCGGGACTCTCGTACTTGTGGATACCCCTGGTGGGGTGAAACAAATGCATGTTGGATGTGTGGAACGTCTTTCGCATCTTGAGGTCTTTGAGAAGATCCTTCCCCGAGTACCCAAAGATTTCAAAGTCCACATCCTCGGTGGTGCTGTTATTCGTGTAGCTCGTGATCAACTTCTTTTCTGTCAGACTGTCCAAGTGTTCCTTGTAATCTTGAGTCCAGCGTCCCGGGGGAAGTTCAGTCACTTTGAGTCTGGAACCGGTATCTCTCCATACACCTTCAGTCACCCAAAGACCTCCCTCATCCTTAAACACCTTACCCTTGAAACCCCTGAACCATGGTTTCATAGGTACAACCTCTTCACCACTCAATACCCGTCTGATATTTTCCTTGATGTCATCGGGGTTGAAGGGTGGCACATAGCAACTGAATCCCGTACCAATTCCTTCCGTGCCATTCACGAGAACCATGGGTAGAGTAGGCATGTAGAAGTCTGGTTCGATTGAGCGACCGTCATCGTCCAAGTAATTGAGGATGGCATCATCCTTAGGGTCAAAGAGTTTTCGAGCCTCTTTGGTGAGTTTCGTGAAGATGTACCTCGTTTGAGACGCATCCTTGCCACCCATGAGCCGTGTACCGAACTGGCCACAGGGTTCGAGAAGATTGATGTTGTTTGAACCCGTGTAATCGTTCGCCAACTTAACGATCGTCTCAGCCAGAGACACTTCGCCGTGGTGGTACGCACTCTTTTCAGCCACATAAGCTGCCAGCTGTGCCACCTTCATTTCATCACGAAGATTCTTCTGGAAACACGAGTACATCACCTTACGTTGGGAAGGTTTGAGACCATCCGCCACGTGGGCGATAGAGCGCTTGAGATCCGCCAAAGAAAAGTTCACCAGGTCCTTGTGTACAAAGTCGGTGATATCCAGCTGTTTCACGTCACCATAAGGAACCTCGAGTTGGTCAGCATCTTT